CCTAATGCAATTTTTACTTCTTGGCCTATTGTACAATCATCTCCAATATTCTTAGTTGCTAAAGATAATGCTACTGCTTGAATAATTGAACTAAATATTTTATTACGATTAGGAACAACTGTTTCTTTCATGTTGTCTTGTTCGTAATGACCTTCAGGAACATCTTGACCACCTTCAACTAACGCCGAATTTAATAGTTGAGATAATCCATCTAGTTTGATGATTTGGTGTTTTATTAATGGGAAATTTTCCCCAATTACTGTAATTGTTCCCAATTGATCTTGTTCTGCTTTTTGAGAACATCCATTTAGATACTCTACTAATGATGTTGCTCTTTCAAGTTCTATTTTGTGTTTTTGACCATAATCAAACGATAGAGCTGTTACTTCATAACCATTTGCTAGTAAGTGAAGTAATAGTGTTGAGGAATCCATCCCACCTGATAAGCTTAATACTGCTTGTTTTTTCATTTCTAAATAATTAAAATATATACTCCGGTATTGTAGGTTATGGAGTTTCAAACCTTTATTAATATATTAAATCTGTATCCCTCGTTTGTTCAAAACTATCTTCCATTAGCTGTGTATTAATTTCAGTTAGATCCACTGATGTAGGGATAAATAGTTTTTGAGTAGCGAAATATTCATCTAGAAATTCTTTAGTATAGGTCATTACTTCACCTTTATAAAGAGTATTAGTAATTGTACGAGTTGAACATTCTGTTTTTCTAATCTTAGCATACTCTGCTACTTGTTTACCTAGTTGACTACCGGCTGCTTTACCTAAATAATCATAAAGCGATAACATTTTTTCTTGCTTTTCCATAACTTTTATTTTATAAATTGTTTAAATTTGTTTACATTAAACATAATATCTTCTATTTTGTCACTCAAATCTTTCTCAAAATAATGCTCAAGCTTATCTTTAGGTTTCCAATCTAAACCTTTATCTTCATAGCGTTTACCTTCAGCACCTACTAAAATTGGATTTGATGTATCTACTGATTTGATAAATTTCCAATCACCATAAGCCATAAATTCCTGAGGTAATGAGCAGCCTAATAGATGATGATATACTGATTTAACAATTGTATCTGTTTCTACTAACTTTCTAATTAATTCCATTCTACCATACATTGATGCTTTTAGTCCTTTATACTCAGGATACATATTCTGATATGCAATACTAGAATGATTAAAGGCAATATGTTTATATCCTATATCTACTAGCGTTTGATAACTAATTATTAATTCATATAGTGTTTCACCTTGGCATACAGCCATTAATTCAACATCTGATTCTTTTAGTTGCTTGTCATAATTAATCATCCAATGTTTAGCATTAACTAATGTAGTTATAGAATCATTCCAAGCATCAGGTACAATAAAGATATTTGGTTTGATTAGGTTAATTTTAGATAATAAATCTTCTATTGTGTGTGTTACACCCTCAAAGAGACCATTATCCATCATAATGAAACGTTTATATAATCTTGCTTTTTGAAAATGCAACCTATATTCATCGTATTTATCCACTAAATGTGGTAAACAGTATTCGTAATCATTCCATTCTTTACTATAATGCATTAGCGATAGGGGAAGTTCATGACTAACCTTCATATATAGCTGTATTTTTAGCATGTTCCATAAATTCTACTCGTTTTACTTTAACTCTACCTTCAGTTTCTTCTTGAATAAACGGATTTAGCTTATTAAAAATATATTCTGCAAATTTTTCTGCTCCAACAGCTGGTACTACTCTTACTTGAGCGATTCCTAATTGATCCATTGTTTTAAATCCACCTAGTCCTGGATCGTCTTCTGCTACAATTGTAGTATGGTCAAACATATAATCCATCCATGCTTTAGGATTCATACCATCGATAGTACCTTTAGCACGTTTCATACCTCCAAAATCCCAAACCCAATTTTTCTCATCCAATTCGCCTTCAAACCATACTCTAAATGATATTCCATAACCATGAATAAACTTGCAATGTGTATTTTCTGCTTTCCATTGACGGAATACACAGCTAAACCCGTCAAATAGTTTTGTTGATTGAAACATATTATTTCTTTTTAGTTGTTTCTATTTGTTTAAATAAAATTATTGATAGGAAATTTAATCCGCATGCCTGCCAAAATGTAATATTAGGTAAACCAAATATTGTTGGCATTAACCAATTCCAGAGTAACATTGTTGGTCCACCAAATAACATAGTTGCTAATATAAGTAATCCTATTACAAGGAGAATATTATGAATTATTTGCTTCATCTATTTCTATTTCTGTTTTAACTTGATCTAATTCTGTTTTAACTCCTAGTAATGCTGATTCACTAGCATCCATCAATGATGATAGTTTTTCAACTAATTTAATCATTTGTTCAGGAGTAAGATTATTAGCATCTATTAATTTTAAATTTTCTGCTTCTTGTTGTAATTCTTCTAATTTCATAACGTGAATTTAATATTTTAATTTTGCCTATTATCCAAAAATTCTTTTTGAAGTATAGTATTATTCTTTTTGTGTTTAGGATCATAAGGACAATTCTTACACCCATTACCGCAACATTGTCCTCGTTGAATGTGGAATAGAGCCGTAAATACGACTCTATCCTCATCCATATAGTAATGAATATCTTTTATGAACTCATGTTTCATATTACACTATTTCGTATGGTATATTTTTTTCTTTTAATAGAGATTCAATTTCTGAGTTGGGTACTAATATTATAATTTTAATAATATATTTATTTAAATTGGTAATATTTTTATCAACCCGTTCTTCATATTCTTCATTTTTTCCGCCTGCAAAAGATGGAGCTTCATCTCCTATATCCGCTAAAAACGGATTGATATCTTGATAAGGTTTTATTTTATAATTATTAGATAATTTATTACCATCAATAACAATTATAGATTCACCATTAGTAAAATCTCTTACCCAATTACTTTGGCGTCTAGTAAAACTAACAGGTGCTAATAACGTATTAGTTTCTATTATTTGTTTTAATAACCAATTTTCAGTATAGTGATATAATATACCTACTTGTTTAGCTTCACGCAATATGTCTGTTAATTTTATCATTCGTTATTTTAAAATATTATACTATTTCACATCCATTCCCTCCACAAGCAGCATTATCAGTTAATGCTGTGTTATCATCAAATTCTACTACTTTGGATAAATCAATACCGTGTAAGTATCCTACCATTTCATCGAATTTTTCTTTAGTAATATCTTCGAAAGGTAATTGAGGATATGTTGTATCAGCTGAAAAATAAGGCAATACTGATAAGCCATTAAATGTTTCTCTGTTTTCCCACATCCATTTACCTACTTTTTCCCATTCATCTGTTTTAACTGATACTGTAGCAGATACATTGTTTGTATTAGCTCCTTTACGGTGTCCTTTTTTAACCCACTGTATGTTAAATTTCTTAACACGGTCAAGCATATCAATAACATTTTCTGTTCTTAATATTGATCCTTCTGGTGCACGTTGCGGTACAGAAATTACAGCTTGAATTGTAGGTTTAAAGAAATCATCTTCAACTAGTTCAGGATGATGAATTGATAAATGAGTATATATTGCTTCATTTTTACCTACTCTAATACGTCTGATATAATAATCGTTATGCCAAGCGTGAATACCACTTGATGTACCTAGTACTAATGATGAAGTACCTGATGGTTTTACTGTAGTAACGCGAGCTGCTTTATTAATACCAATTTGTAATGCTACTATTTCATTAGTATCTGCGGCTATTTTAGCTGCTTGTTTTAGATCTAATCCTAATACAGCGCCTGAGCCAATACCTGTCATTCCAACACCCAATAAAGCATCTTTTTCAGTTGTTTTACGCCATACATCTCTTAAGTAATGAAAGTCAGTGTATGCTGCTTGTAACGTACCTATAAAAGCTGCTGCTTCTACTCTAGTATTTAAATCAGCTTGATCTACAACATTTGAAACATTTACTTCACATAAATTACAGAACTGGAATGGTCTTAAAGCAATTTCGCAACATGGATTTGTTCCCCAATCTTTATCATTACTGAAGTAAATACCTGGTTCACCTGATCCACTTAGTTCAATTTTCTTCCATAGTTTAAAGAATTCTTTTTCGTCAATTTTATGACGCATTACTACAGCAGAATTATTTGAACGGCCACGTTGTGGATTTTCTTCCCACCAATTACCAAATTTACAAGTTAACATTTCTTCATCATCTAAATTAAATAATGAAATCAATGCTGCTCTACGAATACCACCACTTAATACTGCATCAGCAATGTGGCAGGCCATATCATGTGCTTCTAGTGATGTTAGTTTTTCGCCATTTTGTTTACGATCAAATATTTTCTGTAGCTGGAATAGACATTCTTTTAGTGGTTCGGGACCAGGTGCTTTACCACCTACAGTAATTAATTGAGCTCCTTTTGGTCTAATGTCTCTAAAATCAAATAATGGTAATGCTCCACCTTGAAAATATGCTTTACAAAGCATTCTAACTGCATCTGCCCATCCTTCAATACTATCACCAATTAAATAGCGTTTATGTTTAACTGGTACTGTAATTTCAGGTAGATCATCAATATGGTGTGTTTGTACACTATATCCTACGCCTGTTCCTGATAGCAATAGGAACATTATTTCACTAAATGCTCTCCAATCATTAATAGGAAGAAAAGAGCAGTTAAATATACGAGTATTATTAAGTTCAATGGGTCTTCCAGCAAATTGGAGAGAACGCATTGAAGGCAATACTTTTTTTTCATATACTAATTTATATACTTTTTCAATTTCATCATGTAATTGTGGAAACTTTGCTTGGTGCATTTCCTTATTTCTTGTTACTAATTCTTCCCATGTTTCTCTACGTTTTGCCCCTGGAAGATATTTAGAATACTTCATATAGACAGTAATCTCACTAAGAATGCTTTGCTCTACGTTCATTTGTTGTTGTTCTTTAAAATTGTTTATGAAAATTTCTTAATTATTTCTGCTATAACTGATTTTGTTTGTACGCCCAAGGTACGATTAATTTCTTGCCCATTTTTTTCAAATATTAAAGTAGGTACTGATCTTACATTATATTTTATTGCTATATCTGGGTTAGCGTCTACATCTACAGTTTCAAAATTAACACTAGACATTTCTCTTTGTATTTGCTCAATAATAGGTGTTAATTGTTTGCATGGTTGGCACCAGCTAGCTGTAAATCTTTTTACTGTTATCATATCTCTATTTATTGTTGTAGTTATAAATATATTAAATATTATTGTTCCTCTTCAAATTTAGCAAACTTGCTTCTAAGAACATACTTATCTTCTATACCTACATCTGAAAATTGGTTGGTTTGTTTATTATTACCTTTTGGATTAGTTTCAAACGCTTCATCATCTAATGGTTGATCATATATATCAATATAACCATTTGCTGTATTAATTTTAGATCCAAATGTTAATCCATCAGCACCGTATCTATTTTTAATAAAATGCCAATTACCAGTACCATTTACTTTATCTTTACGGCCACGAGCTAATGAGATAATAATATCTCCGATCATTATTTTGTCGTAGGAGCCAGCCGCATTTTTCGCTTGTAAAATGCCTTCTTCAGCGCCTGTTCTATTTGCTTGTGATGGTGATACAATAGGAATACCTAGTTCTTTTGCTAATCCCTTAGCATCAGTGTAAACGTCATCAATCTCGTCTTTACGTTCTTTTCTACCTTTAGTGCGTAATAGATCTAAGTAGTCAATAATAATTAGATCTGGTTTAAATTCGTTTTGGTGTTCTAGTTGTTGAATGTGTGCTTCGATTGTGTCTAGTGATGCTCGTTTAGGTGCGTATTCTTTAACCATAATCTTACCTTTCACTTTACTAATTGCTTCTTCTACTTCAGCACGATGATCTTTTAATTTATCAACATCAATACCTGAGAATATAGCATCATAGCGTTTACCAACATATCCTTCAGATAATTCTAGTGTATAGTGTACTACATTATATCCTAATGCTGCTGCATAGGCTCCCATCGCCATTACACCCCAGGATTTACCTCCACCAGGATTACCAAATAGTAATACTAAGTCACCCTTACCATAACCACCTTGTGTTAAGTCGTTAAATGTTTTCCAAGGAAATGGAATAACACGTCTATTATCATCACGATATCTTGTTTCAATATCTATATTATAATCTAAACCAACGTTTTTATCTTCGCCTGCTTTCATTGCATCGTTGATTAAGCTTCTAATACCATCATAATCACCCATATTGAGTAGATCTACTGATGTCATAATAGCTTTTTTCATTTGTTGGTTCTTACAGAAGTCGCTAAATTCTTTTTCAACCCATTCTAAATCTGATACATCAGACATTTTATAGGCTTCACGTAGTGAATCTGTAAGTGATATTCTTAATACTTCATTATCAATCTTTTTAATTTCAATTGATAATGTTTCTATTGTAGGATATGTGTGATACTGATTAAAATATTTTATAATATATTCTATAGTCCATTTATGAGCTTGCGATTCAAAATATTCACTATCTAATGAATCTGATATATTTAATAGGAAATCTCGTTGTGTTAATAAGGCACCCAATACCTTCACCTGAAATGCATTTCCATATGCATTTAATTTATTCAATGTAGCCATATAACCTATTTTATTTAAATTTACTTATTACTTATTTTAAAGGACCAAATACTTGATTTAACCATGTTGGTGTATTAGGTATTGATTCGCCTAACTTATCTGCAGTATACATTTGCATAAACATATGTGAATTTAATTCATAAGGAGCATTAAAACTGCGTTGTATTTGTTCTATATTACCATCTGATAAAGGTATAGTCTGTAGGTTCATTAATTTGCTATTAATTTCTAATTGATGTTTTCGCTCAATTATTTTGCTATACAATATATGATCTTCTATTTTGCCTGCTGATTTTTCTAATATTTCTTTTAGCGATGTTGGTGTATCATTTGCTAATTCAGGAAACATCTTCAATACTTTTTTAGGTCCTAAACCAATAACCCCAGGTAAGTTATCACTTGAATCACCCATTAATATTTTATAATTAACAAAATTATAACAGCTTACACCATATTCTTCAAATACATCTACTGGTTTATATACTTTCTTTTTAGTTGGAGAATATACTTTAACTTTATCAGATACTAATTGAAGAAAATCACCATCAGCTGACATTATAATTACTTCTTTTGTTGCCTTATATTTTTGGAATTTACCAACTAAATAACCGATTGTATCATCTGCCTCAATACCATCTATACAAATAATAGATAATGGTAAGCATTGGAGATATTGGATTAATCTTTCCATTTGGTTATTTATAGACTCTGTCTCTTCATCCTTATTACTAAATATAGAATAATTAGTCATACGGTTCTTATTCCGATTTGCTTTATAATCGGGATATAAGTTTCGTTTATTATTTGAACCACCTATTCCATCAAACACTAGTACAACCTTAGTTGGTTCTAACATTTTAATGGCATAACCAACTGATTTTAAAAAACCTGTTAATCCGCCAATATGAGCTCCATCAGGATTTATATGATTAATCATAGTAAATGCTCTCAAAAAACAGTTCAAACCATCAACAATCAGAATGGAGTCTGAGACTCCACGCTGATCATTGTTGACTTGAGATAACATATCTGAATATTTATTCTTCAACTTCTACTAAATTTATTTCACCGAAATTTTCTTTCATTTCATCTTCTTCGACAATATCGAATGAATCAGTTCCTAGTATTGATAACCAATTTTTGGAATGTTCTTTCTTATATGCATCGATTGCTTTCTTATCATCATCAATAAAACCATGTACAGTCATTGTTACTGTACCTTTCGTTTGTACGCCTGTAACGTGATTTTTATCAACTGAGATTTTAGTGCGTTTAGCAAATTCAACGTCTTTACCGTCTTTAGTTGCTTTAATCTTACTAGTACCACTATTTGATATATTACCAAACGTTACTACTAGAGATGAATCGAAGAACATTGTATCACCACCCTTATTTTTCATTTTAGGCTGTTCCATTGGTGAATTTGGTTTAGCAACCCATACCTTATTAACTGCTACAAATGTATTAGTGTATGGTTGATTTTCCTTACGTGATAATACAATTTTCTGATTGATAAAGTTACCGAATTGCTGAGACATAGCACCTGCGTTCCACTCGTTATTGTTCTTATTTGATTCAACAGATAATCTACATGGAATAGATCCTACTGAGTCCCATAGAAATAGTAAGTTGAATGGTAATTTACCTTGTGCTTGTTCACTTAATAGATCAGCAATAAATGCAGCTACATCTTCAATTGTATTTAATGAGCCTCTATCTACATATAGGAAGAAGCCTTTATAATCTACAATTTCGCCTGTTGCTTCATCAACAACTGGTTCCATTTCAAAACCCATTTGTTGTGCATGCTCCCAATTCCATTTCATCTCAGTTACAATGAAGATAGGTAATACACCCATCTTCTGTGCTGCTACAGCTGCTTCTAGCATTGCTGTAGTTTTACCTGTATCCGAGTGACCACGTAATAGTGTTATGTGGCCCATCGGAATACCAGGCAATGAAATGACATCTTGGAAAGCTTTAGACAGTTGAATCCATTTTTGTGGTTTGAATTTAACTGATTGATCTAAAAACTTGCTCTTTTTGAATGAAGACAGATCAAATGTCTTGTTAAGCGAATTGCTTACCACCTCACTCAGTGAGCCACTCGGTGAGCTTTTACCTTTTGCCATAGCTTAATTTAATTAGTTGAATAAATCGTCGAACTTATCTGCGTTACTAGTCTTTGCTGCTGATGTATCAAGTTTGTAGGTTGGTTCTACTGGCTTATTCATTTCAGCTAAAAAGTCATCTTCTTCCTCTTCATCTTCTGTTTTAGAAGCGATTGGAGTTTCTGTAGTCTCTTCATCGTCCGGATTCAACCACTTATCTAGTAGATCTTTCAATTCATCAAATGTATAACGCTTATTGATACCGAAGATATCAGGTTGTTCATTTAATGCATTACCTACTACTGTAGCGTCTTCAGAGATTGGAGTTGTTTTAGGTTTAACACGTAAGTTACATTTAATACCTTTTCTACCCATAATTACTTCTTCAACAGCTTCAACTGTAAAGTCACGTCCATCAGTAATGTCTGTAAAATCACCATAATCTTCGTCTGCTGCAATACCTAATAGTTGCTCATAGATTAATTTACCAAATTCCCATAGACGGGGACCTTGTGCTTCTTCACCACGTACTAATACAGGAGCGAAATAACGAAGTTTTGGTTCAATTTTCTTGGCGAGCTGCCAATCTTCTTTGTCTGATGATTTGCGAAGATTTTTTGCAAATTCTGCAATAGGGTCTTTTTCATTCCAATTGGTGAGTGCTAAGATTGGTCCTTTTGAGAAACCATAGTGGAAGTAAACTTCACGAAACGGATTTGATTTGTCGAATTTAGAGGGGAGAATTCGTACTTGGTGTTTACCTACTTTAGGTTTCCAGAAGATTTTAGAGTAATCTACTTTTTCGCGTTTTTGTCCTTTAGTTTGAGAAGCGGACAACTTCTGCTTGATGAGACTTAAGTCCATGTTATATTGTTTTAAATGTGAAGTGTTCTATGAACACGGTTATAAAGTGAATCTATGATTCTAATTTTGGCTTCCCAAAATCTTATTAATTAAGATTTATAATCTTATGGATTGATGTATCTAATTTCCTTAATTCAGGACCATTAGTTAATAATATACTGTTTTTATAATCAGCCCAATTTACTATAAAGTTCTTATTCATCCTACCACCATTTAATGATCTAATTAATGTATTAAGAGCATTAATAGTATATAATGTATTGGATTCTTTTTTGCGATGTAGTAGAATGGTATTAGGCATAGGCGAAGTTGCCATATTATTAGTATCGATATTGTATGTACATATCAATTCGTCGCTCTGTGGTGATTCAAGGATAAATATTTTACCAAATAATATTGAATATTTTCTATTAATTATGGTAACTATTTCCTCTAAATCAACTAGTAAAGTAAAAGTACAAAATAATTTATTGCTCATATCGGTGTTGGGTGGCCATTCATTACCCATAAATATGTTAGGGTTATTAACTAATGATATTTTGTCGCTCATTATATTTTGTTTAGTTCGTGATAAGATGTACCCTGCTTAATGTTTACTGGGTATTTGATTAAATTTGCTATATCCACTAATACTTGTTTGCTATCTTCTTTATTATAGTCAAATAAAAATGCATCATAAGTATAAAGTACTAATTTTGTTTGTTTATCTTTAAGATAATCTAATATCTTTTCTAATATGGTAACGTTAGTTGATGTTTCATTACTCTGAATAATATAGTTTAGTAGTTTAGATTGCGTCATGTCTTTATCCAACATAAATATTTTATTTTTAGTAGAGTATTGTCCGGAGTATTGGTAATCATTCCATATACCATCTGTTAACGTCACAATATCTTTGAAGAATGGTTTATTTTGATACTCATCCCAAACACCACCATATAACTGTTTAAATGTTAATTCTTTAGCTTCTTGTGTTGTTACATTAAGTACTGTAGCTAATGTTTCATATACACTTCTTGTATTAAGGAAATTAAAATCAATCATTTCAGCTATTAAACGTGGATGATACCCCTGTATATCAAATTCAACAAACATATCATTTGCTGGTCTGTAGCATAGGCGTTCACCATTTGTTTTATTTAATGCGGCAAAATTAATACTGTTGTATGTATTTGATGGTCTTCCTGTAGTTGTGTATAAATTATACTGGCTGTATATTTTACCTTTACTAATATTGAATTCAGGATTTTTTAAATCAGCACCATAACAATCAATAAAACACTGTTTATTTACAGTAATACCTTGTGACTCTATTTCGTGAAATACGCGCGTTAACGGCCCATTATTAAACGCATAAACGGTGTTTTCAGCGCTATATTTACGAAATACATGTAGTATTGTGGTAAATATATTCTCGCAGTTTTCGTAATGTTTACTAATAGGAACTAAGCAATTTATATTTGGTAAATTGTTATGTTTGCGATAGTAGTAATTAATACAGTTATTATTTATAACTGATAAATCTACATTTTCAATGAAATTGATATCGTATAGTTTATCTGGGTGTGGAAAGTGGTACAGTGCTTCTTTCTTATTCAGTACAAATAATCTATTTGTATTTTTCAATAACCAATTGAGTGTTTCATGTTGTGTTAATGAAAATGACTCACTATGATTAATACATAAAATGTATCCTTTATGTTGTGTAATATCTCTAACATACACTAGACTAAGTGAACTTAGTTTAGGATGGTAGTTATCATTTTGTTGAATAAATTGAACAAAACAATCATTAAATGGTCCAAGTTGGGATAGTTGGTCTTTGCGCTCGATAATATAAAACATATTTCATAACCTTTTATTTGCTTGAAGATATAAAAGAGGATTTAGCCTATCAAAATTTTATTTTAATCTGTAACTCCGGGAGAGTAAGTCGTATTAATATATTCTTTAAGACCCGAAATTTTTTTATCGGCATTATTTAAATCATTTTCATTAAAACCACTTTGATAGTATAAAGATACAGAAAGATATATTGGATTATTTTGAATTTGATTAAAGGTATCTTCATTAGTTTCTTTAATTATATTTTCATTTACTTTTTTAATAAAATATCTAAAAATATTGTCTGTAGTATCTACATTAAAATAGTATGAATTAATTTTTGTATTATCTAATTTTATTCCTGATACCTTTCCATAAACATATGTACTAGGACTAGTTAATAAACTATTAACTTTACTTGAATCTATTTTAATTAATTCAGGAGCAGTAGGGCTAAATTCTTTACCAGCGAATAGGTTTCCATTTAATTCATAATAGTATCCTATATACTCTCTATAAGTTTTATTAAACATAAACTCTTTACCAGCAGTATATTTACTTTGTACAATTTTATTTTGTGGTACTCTTAATGGCATATTTAAGTAGTTGAAATATTAGCATGAATATGAAGAGCACTCCCGCCATGATATATAACGTATGTAAAGCCTGAGCTTCTTAGTAGGTTCATTATATTATCTACTTGGGTTTGTGTAAATTCTCTTGTTCCTATATCTATAGCTAATCCGCGACTATGCGTTGTTCTATTGCGTTTGTCCCCGTATGTTCTATGGTAAGTATCATTTCCTGCTGTTATTCTAATCGGTTTTGTAGCATTGATAAAATCAAATCCAGCAGTTGATTTTAATTTATTTTGAAATGTTAATATTGCTGATTTTAAATCTTCAGTTATATCCCCATTGGTAGATAGTTCACCCCCTTTTTCAGTTATATATTTTTTATCTAGTTGTTTTCTTAAAGAATCAGCTACAGAAACGGATGTTGATACTTTAGCAAAATTTTGTACAGTGGAATTATAAGCTTTTTTAAAATCTTCGCTTTTTACTAATACCGGATATTTTTGACTATTTTCTGATACGGATCCTGCTCCACTATTTTTGTTTATTTTAATAGTTACTGTTGTACTATTCGTACTATCTTCTGATGGTATAACTAGAACTAAATTAGAAAAATCAATATCTTTACCTTGTGGATTATCTAATACTATAGTTTGTGCATCTATTTTAGTAACCCAATCACTACCTTGTAAAGAATGACCTATTCCTGTTACTATATATCCTAATCTAGAACCTTCACCATTTTCTTCATTTTTATATCCTTTAGGTAATATATCAGAGTTTACTTTAAATAAATTTCCTATTACCATACCACCAATACCATCCATATCTACACTAAGAACAGTAGGTAATATAGCTTTATTTTTTGTTTTAGTTTTACCTAATGCTTTAAAGTAAGCAATAAGGTCTTTTAATGAGTTTTGATATTTTCCTGCTTCATCTACATCAAAAGAACCATCTGGGAGGAAATAACCCCCATCAGACTTTAAATCTGCCCCCAGTGCATATAATGTATTTAGGGATTCAACTAATTTTGTTTCTTGCAGTGCTGGGTCTTCTTCTATTTGGGGGCTGGTTGGGGCATCTTTTATAGGTATAATTCTATCTCGTATAGATTTATTAAATGCTACTAGTGTAGTAGTATCTATTCCTAATGCACCTCCGCCTACTTGTGCTCCAATAGCTACTTGAGTACTTTGATCGGGGAATATTTTTGATTCTAGTGAATATGATCTAACAATTGAATCTAAATTATGTACTTGCAGTGGGTATGCCTCATCATATGCTTGGTCTGCTTCTTTTTGGTCAACATAATTAACATCAATAATTTGAGCATTGCCCGTATTCGGATCAACAAATATATCAAAATTATTTACATCTCCTATAGCAGGTTGTATTCTTTGTAATATACTTTTAATAAAATCATATAATGATATTTCTTTTTTTTCTTTTTTATCTTGAGAAGCTAAGGTATCACTTACACTTAAATTATATAACATATTTAAATTAACATATATGTTACCTATAATACCTAATTCTGTAGTATAATTATCATTTAACCAGTATGGTTTTTTTAATTCTAAAAGGTATTTATATCCTGCTGCTCCTTTTTCTGACTGTTCGTTTATTTCTTTATTTTTATTTTCTATATCGTTTATGGCACTCTGTACAGGGTCTGTTTTTGCTATTGATGATCCTGATACAGTTAATGCTTCATCTATCCGTGTAGAACCTAAGTTAGCTGCATTATTAGCGTTTAAATAATTATAGAAGTTATTTCCTCCTACTCCAGACCCAGCAATAGTTTTACCATTCCAAAAATTTTTATCTCTTAATTTTAGTCCAAGTTTTGTTATATCATTGTTAGTGGGAGGATCTATTTTAAAATTAGAATCATTATATTTATTTAAATATAGTTTAGTTACTTCTTTAACATTTTCGTTAATTTGATATTGATTATATGGAGCTGTACTTGAACCTTGTATAGTATTTTTAATTACTAATTTTAGTTCATCTTTATTTGTTATTGTACTTGTAGTAGATATTATAGATATTAATCTATTAACAAAACCATTTGGATCACTTAAATTAGACTTAAAGGTAATAGTGGGTGTTCCTGTATTTTGATCAACTTCTGCTGGGGATGCTAGTTGTATTTTAAATCCTTTACCCCATAAATTATTTTTAATAGCACAAACAGTAGGATCTACAGATACTTGTAAAGGATGTGCTAATGCTAATAAAGGTTTCGATGGATCATTAGCTTCAGTTACAGATAACGAAACGAAAGGTTTACTTTTTCCTCCACTCTGTGTTGTTGATTTTTTATCACTTAATAGAACATAGTTATTAAGTAAACTACATAGTGTTTCTAATGTAATATATACTTGTTCATCTGATTTTCCTATATCTTCTGTGCCGCTTGCTGCTTTATCTCCTCCTTCTATATTAATAGTTACACGAAATAAATTATATGTACTACCATATTTTGTATCAGTCAATGAAAAACTATGACCCGTATTATCAGAGTCACTAAAACCACCGCC